CGTCAGGTGTTTGGGTCCATATCACCATATCCCCAGACACGGCTGGCTGACCTTTGGTGCCCGCTCCGATGTCAGCCGAATACAGACCAGATCCGACAACTTTCCGACCGGCGGTCTTTAAGTAATCTGGAGCCTGCGGGAAGTTACTTACATCTCTGCCTATGTACGCAGCGTTATCCAGATCGAAAGCTCTTCCAAACGCATCCAGTTGGCTTCTATTAAGCGGATCAAACTGTCCTCTCGAAAGATTCTCAAACACAGCACCAATGTGTCTCTGGGAATCCAGCTCGCTCTGACTAACAATTCTTTTGACGTTAAAGGTTGTAGGGTTTTTAATGTTTCGCGCAACCAGTTCAGCGAACTCGTCCTGTTCTTCCTGCGATGGAACTCCAGTCATTTGCGAGATATCGAACATCCTAGAGATGTCTGTACCGCCCTGTAGTCGAGCCTCCTCGCGGCTAAGTCTTTGAGTGTCAATTTCTATTTTTTGGGTCTGCGCTTCCCTGTAAAGCCTCGTTGCCTCTTCATCCGGGGTCTCACCTCTCTCGTTAAGGGAACTCACTGCCCTCTTCTCTACTGAGGAGGCAGTATTGGCTGTAGTTTGAGCTGTCTGCGCCCTAAGCTGTGCCGTTTGAGCGTTTAGTTCGGCAATAGAATCAAGCCGGTCATTACGCAAAATATCGGCGTCTAGCCTTTCTCGCTTGAGACCACGATCTAAACGAGCACCCTCGAGCGTTTCGTCTCGGTAATCTTTTAGGTTATCGAGTTGAGTTTGGTCTAGATCTCTTCGGCGCTTATCGTCATAGAATTTATTGACCGCACCAAAACCTGCTAACGCGCCTTCCGCAAAACCTTGAAGAGCCATATATCACCTAGTCAAATAGTTTATTTATGAGGTAGGCAACGCCTAATCCAATCGCTATTGGTGCCGCAACGGCTGCTAATCCGCCCATAGCCGAACCGGCTGCTGTTCCGCCTACTGCTGTGCCTCCAGTGGCTGCCGCCGTTGTGCCTCCAGCACCGGCAGCTCCAGCTCCTGATGCACCAAGTTTTATGCCAGCATTGAACGCACCTTGGGATACAGATACACCACCAGCACCCCCTGATGCGACGCCCACCGCTCCCGCCTCTGCGGCTCCGGCGAGAGTTCCGCTAACTGGCGCTGAAACAGATGTCCCAGCTAAGGTCTGCCCTGCCGACGCAAGCATTCCCGATGAAGTGTTGGCTGCTCCCAGACCCTTCATGCCGTACATAGCCCCTATGCCAGCACCGGCACCAAGGGTATTCATCTCTTGAGCTTTCTTAGCCGCGTCTATTTGACCGTAGATTTGATTCTCTCTTGCTTCCAGCTCGGCATCCTTAGCAAAACCTGCACTGGCAAGACGCCTCAGACCTTGTCCTCTTGCAATTATGCTCATCCCATAGATCCTCTTGCCCTTTGAGAAACCGCTCCGCCAACGCCGGTAAGAAGCTGCATACGACGGTCTGAGTCCCTAAGTCTCGTGTCGTTCAGACCGCCCACAAGCGCCCCTACGGTGTCGTTCCCATTACCGATAGCGCTGTTTCCATACAGCCCCAGTCGCTCCATAGAGCGGTTCTGCTGGCCCTGTATATTCTCCCCAGCACCCAGCACCGCTTGCCGAGTTCTATCGAGATCTCCTGCCAGAGACGTAGTCCCCGTGGGAGTCAGTCTTGATACCAAGTCTTGTTCTATCGGAGCGAACCGGTTCATGTAATCCCGCGTCTGCGCCCTAACAAGGTCGGCGTAAAGCTTGTCAGCAGGCTTTTCGTCTGGAGCCAAGTTGGAGTAACGCTGGGGGTTTATAGCGGCGTATGGATTGCCACCGTACCCATAAAATTGACCAACCTGAGAAGCGACATCAGGATTCAGCGCTGCCATATAAGCTTGAAAATCCATTAGGTATACCTTCCGTTATTGAGACCATATCCAGCTCCCATACCAACCGCTGTCCCTGCTAAGTTTTGCAGGCTGGTTGATCTCGAGAAGTCCGACTTGGCTTGATCCGTTATGCGAGAAGATGCCGCGTCAGCTAGATCCATTTGCCCTTGGAATGCATCTGTCTGCTGACCTTGACCCATTTTGACCACGTTCTGTAATCCAGCGAACCCCAGGTCTGTGTTGGATATTCCGCGATCAGCTCCAGCTAAACCCATCCCACGCGCCTGTGCCGCTCGTAAGGTATCTGACTCTGCTTGAAAGGCTCCCGAACCGGGGTCAAAACCCCTGTTGAATGCCTCTGAGCGCATGTCGCCAATCGCGGGTTCGTACTGCGCCGCAGCCTGCTGCATTCCAGCGGCAACGGCTCGGTCATAATTGTTGTCGCTGAACTGATTCTGAACAGAGGAGATGAAGTCATTCTCTGCTTTGTAGAAATACTGACCGTACTGATTAAGGTAAGTAGCCGCTTGCTCCGCCATCGCGATTCTTACCGCAGTTTCTTCCGGCTTTTTGGCACCGCCTCCACACATATCAAACCTCTTTCTTCATTACCGACCCGACTTCCCTGTAACCGATACGTTTGATCAACTGCTCGTATCCGGGTCCAGCGATACCAGATGTGATACCAATACAAATTTCATGAGCGCCTTTATCAACAGCCCATACCTCGAACTCTTTCAGCATCTTGATGGTGGGTTTGATTATTCCCGCTCGTTTTTGCGGGAGGAAAACCATCACCAAGTCCTGTGCAATCTGCTTCGTGGAAAAGAAGTACTCAGTGATGTGACCGAGGAAGAAGCCGACGATCTGTCCCTCGCTTTCGACCACTCTCATGAAGGTGTTGGAATCTGGATATGTGCCCTCGACCACCCATCTCAGCGACTTCTCATCTGACCAGCCGCATGTGGTGTAAAGACTGTTTTCCTGAAACCAGCGACCTATGAGATTTATCTGGTCGAAATCCTCGATACGAGGCTTCCGCACGATAAATGCCATCACTGCCTTTCCAGCAATCTTCCTTGAGGTTATTGAACGGAGATGTCCGATCCGAGAGGTTCCCGGTCTCCGATTGGATACCAGATCGGTATCCGTGTTGCTACGATTCTAGACCGTTTTGCTTTGTCAATGTTACTGAATTATATGACTTTTTTCACTTTTTTATGCCGGTGGCTCCGGGAACACAACGTCTTCTATGCTAGTCACATGAGCATATTCACTCGGCAAATCTCGGAGTTCTTGACGATACGTTTGCCAAGAGCTTCTTTGCTCAGCCGTAAATGGACTATCAGGGATAACCGTCCAGTCACATGCAGATAGCCGCCCATCTCTCATTGCCCTCACTGAAATCCACAACTCGGATCGAGCCTCGTCGGTAAGCTGACCGCCTCCAGAGAAGCGAGGATCTATGTAGGTTTTAGTTCCATAGTCAAAAACGTGATGTTCTGAGGGAGGTTCACCCATCGGGACGACTTCCCCGTCCTGAACATAGGAGTTTCGCCATTCACCTGAGAACTCCATAAATCCCGTGGCAGGACCAAGATCTTCCGCAGTCGGCGGTGAGCCTTTACTGGCAAACAGTATTTTACCTTCGTCGTTGAAACCAATATACGACCTCATCGCAACGCACCCTGAAGCGTCATTATTCCGCTTTGTACCTTTATGAACGGCGTATTTGCTGTGAAGTTATAAGCCTCCTGAACCTTGAGCACATAGGTTGTCGATCCATTAGAGGGATTCTCGTCCAAAGCAGATACAGGCACTAAGCTCCGACCATGAATGTAGATTGGCGCGGTGTAGGTAGACCCCGGAATTGTTGCATACGCAGCAGACAACCTAGTTGAGTTCGCCGCCGTACCGTCAAAGATTTCTATAAACACCGTAATCGGGCTGGTTGACTCGTTCGAGATCGACAACGAGCCTGATATACGAACCGCTGAATTCGAGTCAACTGACGCAAGGGTGATTGAATCAGACAGCACAGTAACTTTCCCTGAATTACCAGTAATGTTAATCACCGAAGTGGTTTCTTTGGTCTCCATTATCGTTACCGCCTGACCGGCAATAAACAGAGTATCGACCGAAGCTGCTCCCAGCTTTAAGACAGGGGTGCCATTGACGATACTCGAGGTTATCGTAGACCCGTCAATGTTTAGTTTTGTGGCATCAATTGAATTCGCTTGAATTCGACCAGCGTTAAGAAAACCGGTATCAATCTTATCTGCGGCTAGACCCCCTATTTGTGCGCTTTCAATCTGAGCATTGCCGATAAACGTCCGCTTCATGTATACGCCAGCAGGAACGGTCACGCCGTTAAGCGATCCTCCGCCGTGGTATATAAAAGGAACTGTGTCTACTGAAGGAGTTGTTGTTCCAAGACCGTCAGCGGTACTTGCGGGGTCTATGATTGCAAACTTGTCAGCTCGAACAATAAATGCGCTAGTCGGGCCAGCAGTCGTGGTAGTACTCGACAACCCAAACCCGGAAACGTGCCCGTTGTTATCGATCTTGACGCTGTACTGAGCGCTTAAACCATTAATACTAGAGGCTTGCTGACTGATCGACGTGGTATGTCCGGTAACAGTAGTTGATAGAGTTGTGATGGTGCTGCTCAGAGCGCTATCGGCGGTTGCTCTTGTGGTCGCCTCGCTCAAGAGTTGCGCCGAGGAAGCCGCGTTACCAGCAACGTTTTCTACAGCGCCTATACGAGTGAGCAGGCTGTTGCCTGAGTACACGGACGAAAAGCCTGTGAAGGCTTCTAGAGGATCGATCTTCGCAATTGGTGTTGATAGTGATGTCGCTAGCTCACTTGAGGTTATCGAATTCGATAGCGTCGTCAGAAGGAAACTAACATCTAGAGCGGTTTGCCCCTGAGTACCTGTACCGGAATTGAACGGTCCAGCTATCCCATTTACGTTAATCGCCCTGACCCAGTAGTAAAATGTTTGACCCGAACCTACGGGATCAGCGTAAACCCCAGTGAACCCCGATACCTGAGCCACCATTGTTGCCGCAGCAATGTCATTTGAAGTGTGCCGCCACACCTCAACGAACGAGTGACCTTGGTACAAACTAAGGTTCCAAGACAGGATTATATTTTGGAACGCCCCAGAAGCTTGAAGGCTGGTCGGTGCGGGAGGAACATCTAGGTTGGGTACGTTATTGACGATAGGAACCAAATCCCCCGTCGATGAGAATCCAATCGACCCGCTCTTAAACTGAACCAAATTCGAGTCCAGAAGATCTTGGAATGTCACTGCTCGCTGCAAGGGATCGCCTCGATGCCCAAGCAGAACGTCTAAGTTCTCTTTTACGCCATCACCGAACCGCTTATCCTGTGCGGACCAGCCCGGAGGGACCATGAGGTTGCTGTTACGAGGCACCTATTTCCCCCGCAGATTCATAGACACAAACCTCATTCACCGATACAGAACCCTCTATCTGAATCTCAAACTCATTAGCTTTGTACCCGCCGGGAAGCCTGAACAGATCACTGCTCGTTACCGTTTCAGTGTGCTTCAGATTTCCGTCAGCGTAGATCTTGAAGGTAGGAGCTGGTGAGTAGCTCAAGCACTCGAGCTTAGCCACCCCAGGATTGATTGGTCTTTGCGCGTAAAACTTTTTGCTCTTCCATGTGTATGAAAGGTTTGACCCGACAGCAAATTTAACCACGGAACCGCCCACGACTAAGTACAGCTCATCGTTTTCCAGATCGTTGTGACCAGCGGTAGCATAGAAATCTAGCTTCACGAAGCTATTCTTTCCCCCTCTAGGATCGAATATGAACCCCTTTGATTCCGAGTCGCTCGAGTAGAAGCCTAGGTAGTAACCCTCCCAATGGAATCCCTTAATGGATGAAGGAGATAGTTCCTGCCATTGGTCTCGAGACAACACACTTTCTGTAGCCACGGACAGACCGTTGTCGCGAGCCGCGACCAGACCATCTGGGCTTGCATACATGACAAAATCACCCATATCCACGACGCTTCGCTTACTGACGCAAGATAAGGTGCTATCGATCTCGATCATCGACATGCTCGATGGGTCTAATCCCTGAATCAGCGCTGGCTTTTCTTTGGTAAGCACCAACAACCCCGTGTTCAAAGGAGCCAGTGCAACCACGTCGCTCTTGATCGTCAGCTTGTACGAATCCGGGAACGCATGAGGCTGAAACGCCTCAGAGAAACAAACCGTTTGACCGGAGAACCCTGCTAAAAATCCATTAGGCATGCTAACCAAGCCAAGCAATGGACCGTCTTTGTGATCAGCCGTAACCTCATCAGGAGGAGCGGTCCACGAACCTGACGGGATAGCCTCCCCCAAGTTAGCGTCTGTGACTGTATCGTTGAACGACGCAGTCGCAAGCGCGATATCTGCGACGAACCTGAAGGTTCCGTTTGGATCTGTTCGATACAATCTCTTCTTGAGCAAGTTATGGTTGCCCGAAGGATTGCTTGGGAAGGTAACCGTTACGGTCTGGTCCGAATACACGTCCACAATCTGAGAGGTCAGCGCTCCGCTTGGCTCTCCCTCTTCTCCATAGTAGCTAACGTAAGTAAATACATACGCTCTAGAGATGGGGGTTTCTTCATCTGCTTTGCTGGTGTTGCCCACTAAAGACACCGATGCCAAATTTTCAGGAGCGGGAATACCAAGCTTGTAGTAAGTGTTATTACCAACCAGAGATGAAGTCGTCATGCGAGGGTAGCCAGTAGCACCACCCATACCCGACAAATAGATCCTTTCGTGCTGATCTTCCGCGATGGGACTACGAACAATATCCAGATCATCATTGGACCCGATCCACGCCGAGTCGCTGTACTTGAACAGCGTCTTTGTCGCAGCAGATACCGAGTAGCTACCAACAGGCGTTATCGACGCTGAGCTATTGCCCGCCCAAGGGTCCAATCGACCAGAGTCCAATCGAGTGTTGATGGCTTCTTGCGCCATATCCTCTGGAAGCAAGCGGGCAGATATGCGCGGAGCCTTGCCGGAAAATGTTTGAAGCTTAAACCCTGTCACTTTCCTACTCCCTTGATTCGTTCATATGATCTTCCGCCGGACAGCCCAAGCATGCCAAGAAGCAAGGGCATCATTACGCCCGCATCCGCTTGAGGGATGACAATGCCAAAACCGGCACATAACGGAGAAACCAAGAAATTTACGAATAGCCCCAGCACACAGCAATAACCCGCTAAGGGTCTCCAGCTCGATTGAAACCAATTGCCCTTGGCGTCCAGCTTCAAAACCTCTATCTGCTGGAGCGCGATTTCCTGACCATGCTTCTGCGACATAGTCGCGATCTCATGAGCCAAGGCTGCTTTCTGATCGGCATCAGGCACGAACTTGTCCAGCAGACCCGTCACGGGACCAATCAAATCTCCAAGAATCTTCATGACATCTCACCGTAGACTAGTATGTACAACAGCCCTGTATGTGTATTCGCGCCGACTGCCGTTTGCCTGCCAGACGCGATGTTTTGAGTTGAGGAATTGCTGTGGAAGTCATTGCCCCAGTAGCTCCAAGATGTCTGAGCAGGCGCACCGCCACGCCAGCTATCCCCCTTACCGCTTGATAGATTCCCATCAAAAAAACAAAGCACCTGCGTGTCGTTGTCTGAATCAGCGTTCTCACCTATAACGCAGAAAGAGTCTGCGTGACCAGATATGCCAGTGCCCCCAATGTTTCCAGAAGACGCTGACGTTCTAACAGCGGAGTAACCGTTACCACCAATTACCATCTCCGTGATGCCGGGACTTACCGCTGAGACCTGAGAGTCTCCCGAGCTGCTGCCGTGATTACTTACCCCAAGATAATTATTAGCGTTCATTGCAGTGCCTATTCTTTTTAGGATGTCATAAATGCTTTCGTTACCTGAAGTATTCCGGCTGTTGCTGTAATTTGTTTCGTAGACCGCATAGATAGAGTTAGAAGACGGAGTGGTTAAATTTCCGTTGCCGTTTATGTAAGCGAACTTCGTGACGTTGGTGCAATCAAAGAACGCCTTGTACACGCCTTCGCCATCGCCTATAGCGGTTCTTGAACCCGCGCCTGTTGATGATTTAGTGGCACTCAAGAATGAAGATGTTCCGGGGTTCGCAAAATGCGCCTCGGTACGGCTTGTTGATTTAGTTCCTGTAGCCGCCATCAAAATATGCCATCGCGGGCCAGATGCGACTGTGGCTCCTTTACCGATAAAAAAGCTCGTAGGTAGGCTCACTTACCTAGACCGTGAATCCAGTAGCCGAAGCAAGCGTAATGGTGCCGCTGTGACCAATCACCGAAACTAGCCAGTAAACGTGATCCGCCCAAGTCGGCTCCGTAGCCGCAGGCCATTTCGTGTTTGATCCAAAGCTAGGGGTTCTGCCGCTCGCAGCATTCATCTTGATCATGGTGATCTTACCTTCAGCGAGGTTCGTAAAGCTGAAGGTCGTTGAAGCTGACAAAGTAATGATATGAAGGGGCTTGTTCATATCGATGTTGTGCGTGGACGATACAGAAGCCGTTACTTGTTCTGGCTGTAAGCTCGAATAATCACCACCACTAATGTTGTTGGTGTTGATGATCAAGTCTCCACCGAGCGTCAGACTGCTCGGCGTTGTAAGAGCGCCTGACAATTTAGCGGATGTGACACTTGTATTCGCTAGTTTGGCGGTCGTGACGTTGGCATCCGCCAGTTTTGCGGTGGTCACGTTGGCATCCGCCAGCTTTGCGGTGGTAATCGCGTTGTTCGATACGGCTGCTGAACCGATAGCGTTGTCTGCGATTAAAGCGGTTGTGATCGCGTCGTCAGCTATGGCTGCGGAAGTCACAGCGTTGTCTGCAATGCTAGTCGCTTTGATCTTTGTTGTCGGCATGTCAGGCTCCTAACACGGGTCGAATGTCAGGGAAGCCTTCATGCTCGGGCCAGTCACGCAGCGCTTGACGGTATGCAAGAATGGCATCACGGTTCTTATGGTCTTCTGGAGCAAAGTAAATCCAATCTGTAGCTTGCAGCTCTTCGTCACGCCACTTCTTAGCCGCCCGCGCTGGGCTTAATACTGTCATTCCAACCATTACTTGATCCTCTGGTATGCGGTTTGTGCCCTACGGTAATCCCAACTGTCCTGTCCGATAGCTTCGTTATTAAGAGAAAACTCAGTTAGCGTTTGGTAGCTCGTATTTACACCCTCAAAAAGACCCATGAATTTTTCTTTGGAATTAACTGTTCGCATATACGTATAGCTTTCACTATCCCCGTGATAAGTGGAAAAGGTACCGTCGGAATTTGCTCTTAAAATCGTATGGTCAGTAGCGGGGTCTCTTACTTGCCCATCAAGGGTTGTGCCGGACGCCCAACTCAAATTTCCAGACAACGGTATCTTCCGTATTCTGACCTTGTAGCTAGGAGCTTCTTCTTGGAAAGTGATGTATAGGTGCGTAGAACTTCCTGACATCTGTTTTATGTCGTAAACGGGGACGTTTGAAGCGTATAAATCTACGACCGCATTGGCGTTATAGTTGTTGGTACCTACAGAAAATCCGCTGTGACCAAAACTATCTCCAGTCATGCTGTAGCGAAATAGATGGCTCATCCCAGAGCCTTTAGAGCTATAGGCAAACAGCACATATAGCTGTCGGTTCACAGGATCCCAGTGATGAGCAGCGTTTGTGCTACTGCGCGCATAGACATAATTTCCTTGGTGCAGGTCGTTGCCCGAGGTGTCCCTTAGAAAAAAATTGTCTTGGCTGGAGCTGAGTCTACCCGCGTCGGTACCCGACCCGCCGACTAAAGAATGGCACCACCCTCGCAATTGCCCCCCAGAGTAGTAGACAATCGCCATGCCGAAGTAATCATTCGCATCGGAGATAG